AAAAAAACTACAAGTGAAGAAGTTGAAGTGGTTGATGAAAAAGTGATTGCTGGTATTTCAGGTTTCAAAAAAATCAAAAATGCTGATGAAAAAGGTAATGTTACAGATAAGTCTGGTGCAGTCCACACTCCAATGAGCCGTGCTAAGAATGCAGCAAAATTATCATTTGCAAAACTAAAGCAAGAAATGTTGGGTAAGATTTCTAACTAAGAGATTCATATGAAAAAATTTAAAGACATTAAAGCAATCAAAACAAATCCTGAACCCGCAAAAGGAAAAAATGTGGATCCTGGTCAACTTGGCCAGTATTCTGCTAAGTACCAAGTTTCTGAAAGCTCAGCTTCATTAAATCAATATCTTTCCGCTAGAGGTATTAATCCTAAATTTGTTTCTACTGCCACAAAAATTGCTCATTCCAAATCCGCACAGTTTTTAAAATGGCAACAAGACCATCTACAAAAAATGCAGACGAGCAATCAAAGGCGAGAAGATGTACAGACATCAGAATTGGTACCTGAAGAAACAGTAAATGAAGTAAGTATGGACAATATATCTCCAATGATGCAAGCTCATGTGAAAAAAGGTCGTGTGGGTTCTCTTAATGTAGGTACTCGTATGGCGTCACCAAAACCTACACTTAGAACTAAACCTAAACCAAAGAAAGTAGGATTTTTTAAAAAACTTTTTGCTGGTGAAGAGGTTCAACTAGAAGCAAGTAAACCTTCCGCATTAGATAGATTCCGTGCTGCAGCCGCAGCAAGAGAAATAAAGCATAACAATACCGAAAAAGAACGTCAAGAAAGACTACACAAAGAACCTTCTGCATCCAATCTACCACATCGTGATGTAAAAAGCGATGGTATGTCAGATGCCATTAGTCGCTTAGAAAAGCACATGAATAAAGAAGAAGTTAGTCAAGAAAAAATTAACGCATTTCATGCAAAATTAGATACTTTGGTACATAAAACTTTTGGCAAACGCAGAGCTGAAATGAAGATGAAAGAAGAAGTTTCTGAAGAAGAACTCGATGGAATGATTAACGAAGTTTTAAGTAAAAATGCTTCTGCTGGTGATTGGATTCACGACTTTGTTCATTCAAAAAATCCTAAATTTGCTGGCAAATCTACAGCTGAGCGTAAGAAGATGGCTCTTGGTGCCTACTATGGTAAACAGAATGAAGAATTCGAACAACTCGATGAACTCAAAAAAGCCACAGTATTTTCTTGGTTAAAACAACAACCAGTCGTACCTGAGAAAAAACCAGGTATGAGTAAGAAAGACCATAATAAAAGAATTAAAACTCATAACAAATCTTGGAATAGTGCTTTAGACCGTTTGTCTGGTTACAAACCAACATCTGAAGATATGTGGCAAGACACACAGGCAGCAACACAAACTCCTGCTGATGGTGCCAATGGTGGTAATGAAGTGGCCGACAGAAAACGCCAAATGTCCAAATCTGCTCGTATGATTAAGGCTTTATACAAGAGAAAAGGCGTGGTCAAAGAAGATATGTATGACCATGAAAAAGAAGATAAGTCTGTGGCCACTTATGGTAAAAAACCTAAGATGAGCCAGACAGACAAAAACGACAGTCTTGGGGAGAATAAACCACAAGCCGCAGCAACATTAAGTGGTGGTACCACCCTAACTGGTGTTAAAAGGGACAGTATTGAAATTGATCCAATAATGAGAAATCGTCCCGGTCAGCCTGATATTAGTAAGAAATCTGGCAAAAAAGAAGATAATAAGAACGATAAATAGTAAGATAACCCGAGGTTAAAAGGAGAAAAAAATGGCTTTATGGGGAAATTTAGACTTTGCGAACAATAGGCCACATATGCCATTGGCCCGTGAAGTATTGCCTGTTGCGACAGGTACAACCGCCAACGTTACTCTAGGTGGTTCAAAAGTACTGGTGTTTACTGCAAACGTAGCTAGTGCAGTTCAACCAGGATGTCATGTCTACGGCGAAGGTGATGTTACTGGTAATGTTTCTAGAATTGCCAAAGATGCATCAAATTTTGACCAAAATGAAATTGCTTTTTGGCGAGCAAACAATACCGTAGCTTCTGTTTCCGGCAATACTGTTATTTTGAATAACATTGTTACTGGTAACTTTGCTTCTGGTAGATTGGTTTACTTTGCTAATACAATCCTACACAACAACCCTATCGATGCTAACTATGCAAACGACACAATCTTGGTAACAGGAAGTCGTATGTCTAATACTCAAGGTACTGTATATGGTTACGGTAGTACTGTTGCTAATACATTACTTGGAAGTGTAAATCAAGGTTGGAATAAAATTACTCGTAAGATTAATAGTGACGGCACAATTCGTTTCTTAAAAGAAACTATTGTTTGCTTGGCAAATCCAATTGCTTCCAATATTCAATCAGGTAATACAAGTTCTAACGCTGTTTACGGCGGTCTGTAATTTTAAAAGGATGGGTACCTACGGGTACCCATTTTAATTATGCTTGATGATTTGAATGAAGATAACTTTATGATATACGCAATGAAGTGCTACAATGCACCAAATTATGTTATGTCGGAGTTTGAAGGAGATATTAAAAGAACCAAATATCTAAAGCGATTATTTCGTAGATATAAGGCAACTAAAATTCTCAAAGAACGATTGATATTAAACCATATCATTCTGTTAAATAATGTTTTTGGTCCAGAAGTGACCGCAAGAATATTATTTTACAGGATAGATGAAAAAGATTATGATGTTTTAAAAACTTTTCTACTATACTTAAACATAATGCCTGATGCAATATGGGGTGTTAATGGTAAAAATATAAAGACGGCTGATGTACCAGTCGATATGAATGTCGCAGAGATATTAAGAAACGTATGAAAACCTTCAAACAATTTATGGCCGAAGGCCATGTCGAAAAACTAGAAAAAGGTCTAAAAAAATTAGACAGCCATAGCTACGACACAATTAATAAATTGATGATGGACATTAGTAAAGACCATAATATTTCTGGTGAAGAATTACACAACGATTTTAAATCCAAACACGGTAAAACTCCTGATGATTGGATTAAAGAATTCAATGAAGGTGCTGTACTAAAAAAGAATTCAAAGAACGCACCTATTTGGCAAAAAGATGATTTCTGGCGTGAATCGGCCGCTTGGCAAAAAAAAGCCGGTAAAGATCCAGAAGGTGGTTTGAATCGTAAAGGTATTGCTTCTTATCGTAGGGAGAATCCTGGTTCCAAATTATCAATGGCTGTTACAACAAAACCATCTAAATTAAAACCTGGTTCTAAAGCTGCTAATCGTAGAAAATCATTTTGTGCTAGAATGTCTGGTATGAAGAAAAGATTAACATCAGCTAAGACAGCAAATGATCCAGATAGCCGTATTAACAAATCATTAAGAAAATGGAATTGCTAATGAAATCATTTAAACAGTTTTTGGATGAAAAAGGTCGTTGCTGGACAGGATATAAACCTGTTCCTGGTAAAAAGGCATTTTCAAAAAATTCATGTGTTAAAGAATCAGAGATTGAAGAAAAAGTTAAACAACCAACAGGTGATTTAAAGAAAGCTTGTTGGACAGGTTATACTGCTGTTGGCACAAAAAAGAAGAATGGTGCAACAGTACCTAATTGTGTACCAGTCAAAGAAGATGGTGTAGGTGGTATTGCTGTTTCTGGTCCAACTAATGTTACTGGTCCACAAAGTGGTACCGATCCTGTTTCGGCTACTGCTGTTGATATGAAGAAAAAGAAACGTTACGCAATGATTGCAAGGAAAGCACCTAATTGATATATGATTGATTGGTTTTTAAAATTACTTCCTATTTGGGTACCTGGGGCAATAATCATAACTGGTGTTGCCCTTTTTGTTCTGTTAAAGTTTACTACATTTATTCCTTTAATGTACAGACTGCCAGCTAAAATTGTTGGTACGATATTATCAATAGTCTTATTTGCTGGAGGTTTTTATCTTCAAGGTCGACAAGATATATTAGTAAACGCAAAAGCGGAAATTGATAAAGTAGTAACTCAGCAACAAGAAATTACAAATAGTGTATCGAATGATTTAAAAAAGCAACTAACTGAAACGAAAAGTAACAATGAAAAAATTATACAATCTATTAACACTAAAGATGACGCTTTGTGTAACTTGCCTAGTTCTTTTACAAGCGTGCTCAATCACGCCGCTAAAGATACCGTTCCCAACTCCACCACAGGAACTAATGGAGCCGGTACCAAATCTACAAACTCTACCGGAAGGTAAAGTAGAACTATCAACTGCTGAAACCATTATTGTTAAAAATTATGGCCTTTATCATGAATTGAAAGCCAAATATGAGGCATTTCAAAATTGGGCTAAACAACAGAAAGCTTTAAATCCATGAAAAGATTATTAATTATTTTATCTGTTGGTCTAATAACAGGATGTTCAGCATTACAAGATTTGTGGGTGGCCAATTATGACACCAATGAATACGCTTTGGTTAATAAGATTAGAACTATTGCACAAACATCAAAAACTTGTGATGAATCTACTGTAAAAAATTTATATCTCACCACAGTAGAATTAAAGAACTTTAGTCAATATCTTCCACGAAATCGACAGAATAATGAGTTAAACGCTGACTTGTTAAGATTAGTTACAGAATTATACGATAAAGAACCGCCTATTGGACAAGCCTACTGCAAGGCAAAACTAAATATCATAGAGAAAACGGCAGAACGAATTCAACAAGCTACCGGGAGTAAACCCAAATGAATGACTTATTACAAGTATCACAATTAGCACAATCGTATCAACAACAATACGAGTTAGGTCAGCTTTCAGCATCTGAGTTTAAAGAATTAATTAATGATTTAAACATTGTTGGAAAAATAAACGAAAACGCAAGTGCTTTGCAAAGAAATCAAGACATTTACAATATATTGGTTGCCGCAGTTGAATTAGCTGGATCGATAGCATAATGGAATTAACTAAAGAACAATTAGGTCAATTGTTACCAAATAACCCGTATATTGACCAATGGTACGAAGCTCTCTCACAATTGTTACCAGATTATGAGATTAATACACCACAACGTATTGCTGCTTTCATGGCACAATGCGCTCATGAATCTGGTGGGTTCACGGCACTCAAAGAGAATTTGAATTACAAGGCTGTCACATTACGCAAGATATTTCCTAAATATTTCGCTACGGATGAGATTGCCAACCAATACGCCAGTCTTCCAAACAAGCAGGAGGCGATTGCCAATAAGGTCTACGCTAATCGTATGGGTAACGGAGATGAGGCGTCTGGTGATGGTTTCCGTTACTGTGGTCGTGGTCTAATCCAACTGACTGGTAAGAGTAATTACCAAGCATTTGCAGATAGTCTGGAGATGAATGTTGAAGATGTGCCAGAATATCTACAAACATTTGAGGGTGCTGCACAGTCGGCTTGCTGGTTCTGGGAATCAAATAATCTCAATCAATGGGCTGATAAAGAAGATATCTTAACATTAACTAAACGTATCAATGGTGGTACGATTGGACTTGATGATAGAATTAAACATTATGAACACGCTAAACATATTTTGGGGGCATAATGTCAGAAGAAAATCAAAAAGGTGCATTTATTGAAAAACTATTATTTGCACTACTACCACTATTAATTGGTTGTACAGGATATTTAATTTCTGCATTAGGTGCATTACAACATGATGTAACTATTCTGAATAGTAAAGTTAGTTTAGTTGTTACTAGTGACAACAAACAAGCATCGAATACTGGTGCCGAATTAGCAAGAGAAAAGTTACGTCAAGATTTAGGAATTGAAATCCAAAAGAATCGTGATTCAATTGCTGAGAACCGACTGCATATTGCTATTCTTGAAGAAAAAATTGGAATTAGTAAGAAAATTCAACCATTAAAAATGGGTGAAAAGTAAAATGGCCGATATTAAAAAAGACGAAGATTGGATGCAAAAGAAGTGGCGTCCTGCCATGGGGTGGATGTATATGGTTGTCTGTATGTTTGATATGGTTATATTTCCCGTTTTGTGGAGCGTATTACAAGCAGTGCAACATGGCCAAGTACACAACCAATGGCAACCATTAACATTACAAGGTGCAGGATTATTTCATCTTGCTATGGGTGCAGTTCTTGGTATCGCTGCTTTTGGTAGAACACAAGAGAAGGTAGCTGGTAGTGCTGTAAATACTGTACCAACACCCGTATCAAGTTTTATTACACCAGCACCTACACCAATACCAACAACCATGGGTGGAAAATTTGCTCCACCACCAGCATCACAGCCTGAACTATAAGGAATTAAAATGAAACAATTATTAATTTCATTAGGTTTGATGTTTTGCTTTTCACAAGTTTCTTATGCTGAAGCCGTGGTAAAGAAGGTTTGCCACACAGATGAAAAAACCAAAAAAGAAGTGTGTAAGAATGTTAAGACACACAAAAAATTAGAAGGTACGAAGGTACCAGATAAGAAGAAATAAATGGCAGACGATGACCTCAGAGTTGATGTTGGTATTTTAAAAACTCAAGTATTGACTTTATCAGCAATATGTAATAAACTGGACCAGGTAATAGAAAAACTGGTAGACCAACACGACCGACACATAGCAAAGGTTTATACCGACATGGATAACCGTAGATTAGAAACGGAAGCCGATATCAAAGAAATCCATGGACGAATTGATGCCGTTTTAGATAAAGTACAAGAATCCGAATTACGGATTATGGCAGAAATTAAAGATTTAAAAGAAACTATGAGTGACCACGTTTCGGCATCCAAAAGCCAATATGAAAAATTGAACCAATGGAAGTGGACACTTGCCGGTGGTATCATTGTCATTACATGGTTGCTTTCTCACTCCAGTTTTGATACAATACTGAAATCGTTACGTTAAATTAAGTATATTATATTATGAGTGTTTTTATTGACAGGACTTTCCTGTTGCGCATGTCACCTAAGTTACCAAGGTTCGCCAAGAAAAAAGACGACCTTTATAACTTCAGGTGTCCTTTGTGTGGCGATTCCCAAAAGAATAAAACTAAATCCCGTGGTTTCGTATACCGCAAGCAGAATGACTATTTTTATATGTGTCATAATTGTGGTGTATCGACCACATTTTATAATTTTTTGAAGATGGTAGACGAAACCTTAGTAAAAGAATATCAACTTGAAAGATATAAAAATGGAGAAACAGGAAACAATAATTATCCCAAGCCGGACTTTGAAGATTTCAAGACAGAGAAACCGTCATTTAAGAAAGCGTTGGAACTTCCATCAATCGACAGTTTACCAGAGGCGCATTTTGCTAAGGGCTATGTTCATGACAGACGGATTCCAAAGACCTTTCACTCGCAACTATACTATGCGGAAGATTTCGCAGCCTTCATACAAAGTCTTGGGCTTGAGAACACAAACCTTAAAGAGAAGGATAATCGGCTCGTCATACCGTTTTATGATAAAGAAAAGAACTTGGTCGCACTTCAAGGGAGAGCGTTAGGCGAATCCAAGCTTAGATACATAACATTGAAGCTACATGATGATAATAAAAAAGTGTTTGGCATGGATAGAGCCAACACAGAATTAATGGTTTATGTTACTGAAGGTCCAATTGATTCGATGTTTTTAGATAACGCAATAGCAACAGCAGACTCCAATTTAGAATCAATCACCGATTGCGTGGACAAGTCCAATGTGGTTCTGGTGTTCGACAATGAGCCTCGTAACAAAGAAATTGTCGCAAAGATGGAACACGCCATAGATAACCATTTTAATGTTGTTATATGGCCAGAATATATTAAAGAAAAAGATATTAACGATATGGTGTTGGACTCTGATTTTTCATTGGATGAAATTCAAGATATTGTAAATAAAAATACCTTCATAAATCTTAGAGCAAAGATGGAATTCGTGAACTGGAAGAAAGTTTAGCATATCACATCAGATTTAAAATTAAATTCAACAACAATAACAACAAGGTGAATATGGAATATCTAGGAATTAAGATTGACTTAGAAAGAGATAACAAGTTTGATGAACTTGGAATTAAAAGATTAAAAGAAAGCTACATGAAGGAAAATGAAGAAAGTCCACAACACCGATTCGCCTTTGTATCGAAATCATTTGGGAGTAATTTAGACCATGCGCAAAGATTATATGACTACAGCAGTAAGCATTGGCTCAGTTATTCTACTCCCATTCTTTCTTTTGGTCGCTCTAAGCGTGGTATGCCTATATCATGTTTCCTTAACTATATTGAAGATACTGCAGAGGGACTAGTTGATAATCTATCAGAAACTAATTGGCTTAGTATGCTCGGGGGTGGTGTTGGCATTGGCTTTGGTATCCGTTCAGCAGATGACAAATCTACTGGTGTTATGCCTCACCTCAAAATCTATGACGCATCTTCTTTGGCCTACCGCCAAGGTCGTACTCGCCGTGGCAGTTATGCTGCTTACCTCGACATTTCTCATCCAGACATTATATCTTTTTTAGAGATGCGGAAGCCAACAGGCGACCAAAATCAAAGATGTTTAAATCTACATCACGGTATTAATATTACTGATGAGTTCATGCACATCATTGAACAATCTATGTTGGATCCCAATTTTGATGATTCGTGGAAGTTAGTTGATCCAGCTTCACATGAAGTTCGTGAAACTGTATCAGCAAAAATGTTATGGCAAATGATTCTTGAATTGCGTATGCACACAGGCGAACCATACATACACTTCATTGATACAAGTAACAACCATTTACCACAATGGTTAAAAGATAAAGGTTTGAAAGTACATCAATCAAATCTATGTTCTGAAATTATTTTACCTACTAACGAAGAAAGAACAGCTGTATGTTGTTTATCTTCATTGAATTTGGAGACCTATGATGAATGGAAAAACGAACCACTATTTCTTAAAGATGTTGCTGAGATGCTTGATAATGTCCTTAGCTTCTTCATTGCTAATGCTCCCGATGCTATTGCTCGTGCTAGATACTCCGCTGGACGAGAGCGTTCTATTGGTATCGGTGCTCTCGGGTTTCATGCTTATCTACAGCGTAACGGAATTGCTTTTGAAGGTGTTATGGCAAAAGTTGCCAACAACCGTATTTTCAAATCTATTCGAGAAGGATTAGATAATGCCAATAAAGAACTTGGATTGGAAAGAGGTGAGGCTCCTGATGCGGTGGGAACTGGCAATCGTTTCAGTCATCTTATGGCTATCGCACCAAACGCATCTTCTTCAATTATCATGGGTAACACTAGCCCTAGTATTGAGCCTTACCGTGCTAACGCTTATAGACAAGATACTCTTTCGGGATCCTTCTTAAATAAGAATCGTTGGTTAGACAAATTAATACAAGACCATTTGGCAGATGAAAATCATGTTATTTGTAGTGATGATTATGATAACATTTGGTCATCTATTATTGCTAACGATGGTTCGGTTCAACATTTGGATTGGATGTCACAACACGATAAAGATGTATTCAAAACATCCATGGAGATTGACCAAAGATGGGTAATTGAATTGGCTGGTGATAGACAACAGTATATTGACCAAGCACAATCATTGAACCTTTTCTTTAGGCCAGATGCACACATTAAATATATTCACGCCATTCATTTCATGGCATGGAAAAAAGGATTGAAAACTTTATACTATTGCCGTTCGGAGAAAATTGGTAAAGCCGATAAAGTATCCAAAAAAATTCAAAGAGAGATTATCAAAGAAATTGATATGACACAAATTGCCCAAGGTAACGATTGTATTGCTTGCGAAGGATAGGAATGATTAAGAAAACAGATTCAAGGATGACCGATGAACGGACATATTTTAAACCTTTTAATTACGCTTGGGCTTATGATGCATGGCTTAAGCATGAGCAATCTCATTGGTTGCACTCTGAAGTACCAATGCTCGAAGATGTTAAAGATTGGAAGAAAAAACTTACAAAAGAAGAAAAACAATTTCTCACACACATCTTCAGATTCTTCACCCAAGGAGACATTGATGTTGCTGGCGGTTATGTTAATAATTATTTACCTTATTTCCCCCAGCCTGAAATTCGAATGATGTTGTTGGGTTTTGCTGCTCGTGAAGCCTTGCACGTTGCCGCATATTCACATTTGATTGAAACTCTTGGTTTACCAGAAACAACTTATAATGAGTTTATGGAATATGCTGAAATGAAAGAGAAGCATGATTATGTGTTGAATATTGCTGAACAAAATACAACTAAAGAAAACACAGCAGCACATATTGCTACATTCTCTGCTTTCACCGAAGGTATGCAATTGTTCTCATCTTTTATTATGTTGTTGAATTTCCCACGCCACGGTAAGATGAAAGGTATGGGTCAGATTGTTACTTGGTCTATCGTTGATGAAACTCAACATACTGAGAATATGATTAAATTGTTCCGTACATACATAGAAGAAAATCGTGAGATTTGGAATGATGAATTAAAAGGTAGATTATACACCATCGCTGAACGCATGGTAGAATTAGAAGATAAGTTTATTGACTTGGCTTTCCAAATGGGGCCAATGGAAGATTTAACAGCAGAAGATGTTAAGAAGTATATTCGTTATATTGCCGACCGAAGATTAATTTCTTTGGGACTCAAAGGCCAGTTTAAAGTGAAGAAAAATCCTCTACCATGGGTAGAAGAAATGATTAATGCACCAACACACACAAACTTCTTTGAGAACAGAGCAACCGATTATGCTAAAGGTTCTTTATCAGGAGATTGGGGTGATGTTTGGGCTCACTAAAGGTTCAACATGACACAAAAACAACTATCAGGAGAATGCTTGAGTTGTGAATCAACTTATAGCGTAGCATTTATGGAAGAAATGGTTTCCCAAGATTTACCAGAGCATTGCCCATTCTGCGGTGAACAAATCGAAGAATTATCCGAGGACTATATAGAGGATGATGACGATTTGGATAATGGAGAATGGGACTAAACTGGCAATATAATAATACTGATTTTACGGAAGACTTGATTGGTAATAATTACGGATTCGTTTATTTAATTACAAATACCACGAATAACAAAAAATACATAGGTAAGAAATTCTTTTATTCTACCAAAACCAAACAAGTCAAAGGTAAGAAAAAACGGTATAAAGCATCAAGTGGATGGCAAACTTACTATGGAAGTAGTGCCGAACTGGCTAAAGATGTGTTAGAATTGGGTCATGAATCATTCACCCGTGAAATCTTACATCTTTGCCAGTCCAAAGGCGAATGTGGTTATCTCGAAGCAAAAGAGCAGTTTATCCGTGGTGTCATGGAAACAGATGACTACTACAATTCATGGATAATGGTAAGAGTAAGAAAATCACACATCAAGGACTATAATGTTAGACTATCTCAAAAAGCTGAAGGATGATCCTGAAGGACCATTCGATGCAATCTTTTTTATGCCGACCGATGAAGAAGGTCAAGTTCATATTGAAGCAAATCAATTAAAAGATCCAGGTGAACCAATTGGTGGAAGTCCGATGGGACACACCTACGAAGTTATTTTATTTAAAGATGATGCTGTTGAAGATAAGTTATATAATATTGACCGATTTGAAGCAATCTTCTTAGACCCATACGAATATATCTCCAATCTATTGCCACAAGAATGGTTTGGTATGGTTGTGAGAAAGACTACCACTTCTGGTGCCTTTGTACAACGCATATTTGACAAACTACAAGAATCGTGATATAATATAATTTTGAAACTATTGAAAGTTTGGTATGATTCTCGTAGACTTAAATCAGGTATTACTTGCCGGCCTGATGGCACAAATTGCCAACCAAAAAGGTAAATTAGATGAGCATTTAATCCGTCACATGGTATTAAATATCATCCGTAATCATGTAAAGAATTTTAGAGCAGAATATGGTGAAGTGGTATTATGTTGTGATAACCGTAAATACTGGCGTAAAGAATTTTTTCCGTTTTATAAAGCAAATCGTAAAAAGAACCGTGATAAGTCCGATTTGGATTGGCACCTAATTTTTGATATGCTTGCGAAGTTTAAGCAAGAACTCAAAGATAATTTTCCATACAAGGTATTGGATGTTGAAGGTGCTGAGGCTGATGATATTATTGGCACATTGGCACCACGACAAGCAGCACATGAAAAAGTCTTGATTTTATCGAGTGATGGTGACTTCTTACAATTACAGAATTATCCAAATGTTAAACAATACAATCCATCACAAAAGAAATATGTGGTATCGAAGAAACCAATCCTAGAACTCAAGGAGAAGATTATCCGTGGAGATAAGGGTGACGGTATACCTAATGTACTTTCTTCTTCCGATTGTTTTGTCCGTGACCTCCGTCAAACTCCTATCACACAGAAGATATTGGATAAGTTAATGAGTGAAAGTTATCTGGAACAAAATGATACCATCAAGGCTAACTTTATTCGTAATTCTACACTAATTGACCTTTCTTTTATCCCAGCTGAGATTAAAGAGAAGATTATAAATACCTATGAAGAAACAAAGCCGGCTAAAGGCAAATTGTTGAATTACTTTATTGAGCATAAACTAAAGAACCTAATGGAAGTAATTGAGGAATTCTGATGAAACACATCTATGAAGTTTTTGATGAATTTGAAATGGCTGAATCCAAAAAAGAAAGAATGGATGTCATTGGAAGAAATTTGTCAAAACTGTTAGTGGAAGTTTTACAATTAACGTATCATCCGGACTATCAATTTTTGGTACAAGAAATGCCAGAAAATTATGTTTTACCTACTGACCAATTACCAGGTTTGGGTAGAGTACAATTATCAACCGAAATTCGTAAATTGTATTTGTTTAAAAAAGGTGATGCTACTGCTGAGAGATTGACGGAAAGAAAGCAAAACGAATTATTAATACAATTATTAGAATCGCTCGAACCCCGTGAAGCAGAAGTTGTTATTGGTATTTTTAGAAAAGACCAAGGTGTGAGAGGTCTTGATTATAAATTTGTAAAAGAAGCATTTCCACAACTATTACCCTAATGCAAAAAGATAGAATAGTTATAATTACAGGAACATTTGATCCTTTATCTGCTAGTGATTTACTCTACATTAAAAAATGTCACCATAAAGGTGATTGGCTTGTTGTCGGTGTACATACTGATTGGTGGATGCAATGGACCGAAGGTGGGTTTGTCCAGAACTATGAAACAAGAACTAATATTATTAAAGCTCTAAAATATGTTGACGAAGTTTTTTCATTCAATGATTCAGATGGCACAGTCTGCCAACTTCTCAAAATTGTTAAAATTTGTTATCCTAATGCCGATATTACCTATATCTCGCCAGAGGATATGCATAATATGCCCGAAACTAAAATTAAAGGCATAACTTTTGAAACCATGAAATAGGAGATAGTAGTGACCAAATTTGTAGCTAAGTTTCGTAAGAATCAGGACTATAACGAAGATTACAGTTATATGCCAAAACGAAAACACAAGAATGAACATTCAGAGATTAAAAAGATGAAGAATCGGAATGTAGAAGAACTGTTGAGTGAACTCGAAGATACAAGTTTGCCAAAAGAAAACAGAAAATATTGACTTTTACAGCATAAGTAAGTATGCTGCCGTTTTAAGAATAGGATTGCATTATGGAATTATGGGGTGATTATATTAATAACCAAGGTAAACACTTATCAAAGTGGACTTGGTATATTCCTGCCTATGAAAGACATTTCTCAAAGTTAAAAAATCAATCAAACACTTTTTTAGAAATTGGTGTTTGGCAAGGTGGTTCTCTCGAATTATGGAGAAATTATTTTGGTCCTTTAACTAATGTTATTGGAATTGACATTGATGAGAAATGTAAAGACCGTGGTACAGAAGGAACAAACTTCCGCCTTGGTAGTCAATCAGATACAAACTTCTTACAATCAATCGTTAATGAATTTGGCGTACCAGATATTATTTTAGATGATGGTAGTCACCAAACACCTGATATTATTGCCTCATTCGATTTCTTTTATCCTTTAATGCCAAAAAACGGTGTTTACATGATTGAAGATGTGCACGGTTGGGAACAACAGTCCAAAGTACTAAATCACATTCAACAAAAATATGGTTGGGATAACACATTTGCTGTTTCCTTGTATGATAGCATGATTTGCGTTGAAAAATGCCAATATGCGTGGAAAGAAAATATTGCCAGACCATAATGTTGTTTAGGTACAACAAAACCGCTTGACATCCTATTAAGTTTGTAGTACAATGGTTTCTTCCTGTGGAGAAATTCATTTATGATATACGGTTACATTCCAAAATCTAAACCAAAGAAGTTGACTAAAGCTCAACAAGACCAAAAAACAGCGTGGTTGGCTGCTATCAATAAATTATCGTCAAAACGGTATTCCCACTCTCCCTCGATTAAAACAAGTTTGCCAATTAAACAAATGGCTACTTACCACAGAGAAACTCCAAAAGTTGCGTCCTTGGACACCGGATTTATCGCTTGTACGAAGAAATTCGGTAATTCTTACACAGGAGAGAAAATTAAAGGTATTGGTACGATGCACAAATCAAATGCTGTGCCAATTTTTACAGATAACGAAGCAAAAGAGATTGCGAGCATGAGAAGATGAGCATTACAGCAGAAGAATGGCAAGAATATTCAGAATATTTGGATTCTTTAAATGAAGAAGAATTGAAAATTGAGATGGATTGGTTAAAATCTGTCGGAAAAGCGAAGCAAAGAGGCAGTTTTATGACTATTGATGAAAATTTTACTATACAATGAGAGAATTATGTTAAGTCAACACGAAGAAACACAAATTTTGCAAGGAATTGACAATATTATGTTCAACTTGCGTCATGTACCGACAGAAGATGTTGCGTATTTTTTAGTAAAGTTCGATCCGAAGCTTGCCGACAAGTTGGCAGCTGCAATCGAGCAGAATTTTTTCGAAAAAAACGAAGGAAAATCTCATGTATGAAGAAGAATATAACTTGTGGATGTCTGCAAAAACAGATGATGCAGAAATTCCTGCTTGGAAAGCGTTGGATATTGTAACTCGCAAATGGGCTGTGATATCTGGACTGGAAAAAGACCTTTCCGACTACCAAAAACGCAAGGAAATGTACGAATAATCATTATGTTGCTAAAAAACAACGCTCTTTCAAGTTTTACTTGACGGTAGACGATATATAGCGTATAATGGTTCTATTAACTCGGAGATTATATGGAACTTATTCAATCAAAATCACTACTTGCCAAACTCATGGCAACAGAAAACCTTATCGTTGAACAACGCAATGTATCAACTGCGTCATTCGATGTCAAAAACCGTATATTGACGGTACCTGTATTAGACAAAAATATTTCTGGTTACCTTTATGACCTTTTCATGGGTCATGAAGTTGGCCATGCACTTTACACTCCTCTTGATGGTTTAATCAAAGCTCACGAAGAAAAGATTCCAGCATCCGTAATGAATGTTTTGGAAGATGTTCGTATTGAGAAAAAAGTTAAAAACAAATATCCTGGTATTCGTTCCAGTTTTGTTCGTGCATATCGTGAACTCATCGAAAAAGATTTCTTTGGTACTAACGGTACCGACCTTAACGATTTAAACTTTATTGACCGCACCAATCTTTACACTAAAGGTGGTACAACACAAGGTATTAAATTTACCGACTATGAGCAAACCCTGATTCACCTTATCGAAGGAACCGAGACCTACGATGATGTGATGAAGGTTGCTCGCCTTGTTTGCGACTATATGAAGAAGCAAGCCGAAGAACACAAACAAAATCATCCTACTGAATTTGAAGAAGATGATGATGGTGAATACGAAGGTTTTGATTCTGAAGGTTATGATGATTCTGATGATTTCGATGATGAAGAAGAAACCAAAAAAGATGGTAATGATAGCGAAGCATCACCAGAAAAAGAAGAATCTGATGAAAAACAAGAATCTGATTCTGGTAACGAAGCTGGCGGCACTCAAGTTTCTGAAGAAGAAGCTCCCGAAACTAAATCTTATACCGATGAAGCATATCGTAAAAACGAAAGTAAACTATTTGCAACTGATGGCCGTACACATTACTATGCCAATATTCCTAATATTAAATTAGAAGATGCAATTGTAAACCACAAATCTTTATGGAAACGTTTTCGTGAAGATGCCAAAAATGCTTCAAAGCATTATAGAGGTGATGATTTTACTGGACTCGACACCGAGAAATTCATGAAATTGCGTAATGATTCTAAAAAAGTTGTTGGCTATCTTGCCAAAGAATTTGAATTGCGTAAAAATGCTGACCAATTGAAACGTGCTTCTATTGCCAAAACTGGCGATTTGAACATGAGTAAGATTTATTCTTACCAATTGACTGATGACATTTTCAAAAAGATGACAGTAGTGCCTGGTGCTAAATCACATGGTCTTGTTATGTTCCTTGATTGGTCAGGTTCTATGTCTAATCATATGGAAAATACAATCAAGCAGTTAATCAACTTAGTGATGTTCTGTAAGAAGGTAAACATTCCTTATGATGTGTATGCTTTCTCTGCTGAACATGATGAGCCATACAAACAAGCCTTAGTTGAAGGTGATGTTGTATTACGCAATTTCAAGTTGTTGAATCTTTTATCAAGTAAGATGACTGCGGCTGAATTTACCTATGCTGGTTCTGCCTTGGTACAGATGTCTGAATATCGCCGTGGCTGGAGACCAAACTGGTTACAAAAAGGTGGCACACCTTTGAATGAAGCCGTTATCTCTGCTATGAAGATTGTTCCTGAATTTCAAAAACACTATAAATTACAAATTGTAAATACTGTGTTTTTAACTGATGGTGAAGGTCATAGTCTTTCTGATGTTTATTATAAAGATAATAAAGGTAATTTCAGAGATGGTTCAACCAATCAAGAAATTGATTACGATAGTATTGACTGGAGAGCAAAACGCCAAATGGTATTGCGTGACCCAATCACCAAGAATCAAGAAATTATTGAGATTAACCGTGGTCGTGAGTTGACTGCATCATATATAAAGATGTTGAAGTTGAGAACTAATTGTAACATTGTTGGTTTCTATGTATTGGCTGGGCGTGAGTTGGGTCGTGAACTGCATTATTTTTATCCTAATAACTATATGTTGCATGATAAAATCAAAGCAGAATTCCGTAAGAACAAATCATTGACTGTTACCAATGCCGGTTTCGATGAATACTATTTGTTGAAAACTGAAGCATTAGATACTGATGAAGATGTGACCTTTGAAGTGAAAGAGAATGCCACTACCCGTGGTTTGGTTTCAGCATTTAGTAAGTTTGCTGGTAACCGTTTGAATAATCGTGTTGTACTTAATCGTTTTATAGGATTGATATCATGAAAGATATAGCAACTTTTGTTGGTGAAGCTGGTAGAATTATGGCCGTGATTTATGAAGGCGAAGGTTTCTGGAAAGTAAATTATGGAACATCCGAAGCACCAGCTTCTTTTAGTAAAGTGTTTATGACTGAATCTGAAGCAACTCAATTTGCATCAGATTATACAAACAAAAATTCTAAACCTACCTTACTGAGTGAATAAAATGGAATACGTTGAAGCGGATGATTTTAATCCTAAAAGAATTTATGATAAGTTAATTAAAGGTTGTTTAGACGCAAAATCTTGGGAAGTTAAATGTTATGTAGATGAAGTATTTGTTTTCATGGGTAAACCTTTGCCTTTTGATTTGAAGATGAAAGATGGACTCTATACTTGTAGTGTAATTGCGCCGTCAATGAAAGATGCAATGAAGATTGTATCTGATTTTATGCCGGTGATTAAATTTGTGAATGAAAAAGATGAATGAAAAAATTAAAGAAGCGTTAATTATAACGCAAGAAGAATGTGCTGAAGTAATACAAGCAGTTTCTAAAGTGATGAGATTTGGATTTGATTCTTGTTTCCCAACAGAAGATTCTGCTTCCACTAAAGAATGTTTAACGATGGAAGTAGGACAACTACTTTGTATGATTGGTATCTTGGTCGACCAAGGTGTTATTGATGAAGAAGCCATGATTGAAGCGATGGAACACAAAAAGATAAAGTTGGAAACTTGGTCAAGTATTTTTAAATAATGGATATTAGAGAATTAATAAACCGGTTACATACAATCAAAATGTGGACCAAACAAGGTTCGCAAGCTAGAATTTTATTGGATGAATTGATTAATCATTTTAAATCGCAGTTACCTCAGCAATGACAAAAAAAATATTAGTAACTGGATCCGAAGGATATATCGGACAACACCTCTGTTCGCTTTTGGAACAACGTGATTTTGATGTACACAAATTAGATTCTTATATTCCAGAACCTGGTGCCTATAAATTTGAAGTAGATTTAAGGAGACCACAGGATATTAGAAGTTCTGGAGTTATGTACAATGAGTATGATACCATTATTCATTTGGCAGCTTTAGTACAAGTGGGACAGTCGGTAGAATATCCTACTGCTTATTATAATACAAATATTAACGGTACAAATTGGTTGAGGAATATTGTACCGCATAAGAAGTTTATTTTTGCCTCAACTGGTGCGGCTGAAGGTATGGCATCTCCTTATGCTATCTCAAAAAGAGTGGCAGAACAGATGTTGATTGAACAAGAACCAAATTGTACTATCTTCCGATTTTATAATGTAATTGGCTCAGAAGGATTTCCAGCAACAAATCCGGATGGATTATTTTATAATTTAGTCCAAGCAATGGAAACAGGTAAAATTACTATATATGGTGATGATTACGACACAAAAGATGGTACAGCAGTTCGTGAATATATTCATGTAATGGATGTTTGCCGTGCTTTGATAGAAGCAATTGATAACCCATCTACAAGTCGTTTTGAAAACTTGGCCTACAATGACACAAGGACAGTCAAAGAGATTGTCCAAACTTTTATTAAAGTGAATAAGGTAGATTGTCAAGTTGAATATGCACCAAGACGACCTGGTGATTTGGAGGCTTGTTACTTAGAGAACCCGTCACCGTTTATGAAAAGAAACTATACTTACGAAGAAATGTTAAAATGGAAGCCCTAAAATTTACCGGAATGATTTTGGTTGTAATTGGTGCTTATGCGCTGATGGGTAATGATGATTACCATAAAAAGTTTGACAAACCTGAAATTATTCGTTATAATTGTGATATGTTAATAGGTGGTTGGCATCCAGATGTACCACCAGAAGTGATAAAAAAATGTCGTGACCCAAATGAAAGGACTGTCCGTGTTACAACCTATAAAGACTAAAATTCTCATTCAATTGGAGAATATGGAAAAAGAACAGGTACTAGATTCCGGTATCGTTTTGACTACAAAAGACCGACACGAAGCTCAGCGAGCAAAAGTACTGGCTGTTGGTCCTGCTGTGGAGTATGTTAAAGTTGGTGATAGTATTCTTCCTAATTGGAATGCTGCAGAACCTACAAAATTTGAAAAAGAAGATTACTTCCTTGTTAAAGAGGAAGATGTTGTAATGATTATTGAGGAGTAATTATGGTAAATTTGAAATCTTATGATGAAATATACATTGCTGTATTAAGAAAAGAACGTGAACATTTATTGAGTTTACATGACCCGTATGCAGAAGGTACTGGTCATTTCAATACTGCAGCCGGTGTACTATCGGAAAGAATTAAAGAAATTTCGGCCAAAAAAGAAAATTGGCCAGTTGAATATAACGATTAATTGAGGGAATTATATTATGCCGAATTGGTGTCAGAATGTGGCCACAATCAACCACGAAGATAAAGAAAAGATTGACGCAATTGAAAATGAATTGAATAAAGAAAAAGATGATGTTGCTCTTTTTCAAATGTTACGACCACGACCTGCTGACCAAGAAGAAAATTGGTACAGTTGGAATTGTGAAAATTGGGGTACCAAGTGGGACGCTTCAGTATACGATTTTGACCGTGTTGATGACAATACTATTAAAATCAATTTTGACACAGCATGGGGTCCTTGTATCGCATTATATGAAAATTTAGATTCAGAAGGTTATGAAGTTGATGCTTTCTACCACGAAGAAGGCATGGCTTTTTGTGGTCGTTATGCTTATGGTGCAGACGACCATTATGAATATTCTGATATGGATTCAGCGGCTGTTCAATATGAAATTCCTTCCGAAATCGATGAGATGTTTAATATCTCTGAAATGATGCAAGAGCGTGAAGCAGAAGATGACCACGAAGATTGGCAAGAAGATGAAGATGAAGATGAAGAACCAGAATATGAAATGACAGAATGGTTTGATGTTGAAACCAAACCTGTTCATATTGGTGAATATGAAGTTCAGTATAAAGAAGCCAATTCATGGCCATTTCCCACCAGACTAACTTGGACTGGTAAGAAATGGATTAATGGTCTAGATGAAGAACGTAAAGATGTTGGCCAATGGAGAGGTCTTACTGAATGGCAACACCAGATGATTGTTGAGATGGAAAACCTTAAAAAGGAATTCGAACAACTATCAACTAAAGAACAGGTTTAATTACAGACCACGGATGGAATAATAATCCCGAACAACTCTTTCTAGCTCAGCATGAGTTTTAGGATTTTTAGAACGGATATATTGTTCCATTCTGGCGTAGTAACCTAAGTCGAATAAAAAATTGTAGATTGATTTTAATAATTTCATTATAGTTCCTTTTGAGATTTAATGTTCACTAGTAGTTATACTATTAGTGTTTGTACTAATATATAGGTGCCGAATTGTTACAGGAGAATGACATGACAACATTTACATCCGATGATAGAGAAGAAGCAGAGAAGCGTCAAAAAATTATGAATGACCTTCAAAACAAAGACCAAAAAGGTTTACCACCAGATTGGGAAAATACTACTAATCCTTGGCCTTTCAGCGAAGAAGATGTTTTAGAAGAAGATGAAATCCCCCACTTTAAGCAAGAATAATGTCAGAAAATATTCCAAGAGATAGAACAATTATCAAGTTAATGAATATTGCTGATGATTGCCATAGAGCAACTAAAGACTTAAAAGATCCAGACCTTGAGATGAGATTGAAACTGGTGGCTAATTTGGTTGCTGGTATTCTCAATGATTACCATGATAGGAATCCAAAATGAACCAGTTAGAGATTCAATATTTTTTCCCTTTAACCGAACAGATTCCATTGGACTTAGATTATGGACCGACACATCTTCATTTCAGAGCCAAAGGAATTGCTGGTACCTCTAGTACGCCGATTCTAGGTTCTATCTATGAATTTACATCAACACCTACTTGGACCACCTCTATTAATGTCGATACTAACAATATCGTCATTACATCAAAACATAAAC